AGATATTATTGAGGTAAAAATATCTCCAAGACATAGTTTGGAAAACTTAGATTATGTGACTCTTACGGGATTTACTACTTCACTAACTGAGTTGAGTGGTACACATAGAATAGGAGTAACTTCTCATACTACAATATTAAATACGGATATTTCTTCTGTAGGTATTGTAACTGATATTTACGTATCAAAGGTACCAGAAAACATTTCTATTGGAAGTAGTATTGGAATAGGAACAGAAACTTTTTCGTTATTAAATGTTTTCAGAAATCAAAGTATATTGAGAGTTGAAAGAGGATCTGAAGGAACATCTCATACTGCACCATCTACAGTTTCATTTATTCCAGATACTTTTACAATTGAGAAGTCTATTGATTATTTTGATTCGAGTTCAAATAATTTAGTATATTTCAATCCAAATCAATCTGTAGGTGTTGGAACAACATCGGGAATTGGAGTTGCAGTAACATTTAATATTGGCATTCAAACTAATAATATTATTTCCATTCCCACCCAATCAATTTTCTTACCAAATCACCCATTCAAAACAAACCAGGCAGTAACATTGACAAGACCTGGAACAGCGTCTTCTATTTCTGTTGCAAATACTTCAACAAGTACTCCATTTGATTTGCCATCAGGGAATTCACAAACAGTTTATATTATAAAAAAATCGATAGATCATATTGGAATTGTTACTGAAGTTGGTTTAACAACCACAACCAATGGTCTATTCTTTATTAATAATGGGGATGATAACTACAAATATTCATTAGAGTCTAATTTTAAACAAGTAAAGGGTGATGTGAAGAGAATTAGATCTCAAGTTTCTGTTTCTACTTCACATGGATTATCTAATGGTGACACGATTAAATTGAGTGTTCAACCAAAACTCAATGTTGGAATTGGGACTAGTGTTTCTGTGCCTTTAACTAGGTCTAGTGATGGTATTATCGAAATAAGAAAAGAAGTTGCATCAATAAGCGTAGAGAATAAGACAATAACTATATCTTCTCATGGATTTGAAACTGGAGATAAAGTATCTTATAAGAATCCTGGAGGATCCGTAAGTAATATTGTTGCTGATGGAAATTATTATGTTTATAAAGTTAATAATAATGTATTCCAATTATCAGAAACTTACATCGATTCTATAAAAAATTCTCCAATAGTAGTCGATATTAATAGTACAACTTCAATCACATCTCATTATTTCTCTTTACTATCTCCCAGAATAGAAGTTGTTAAAGGAAATAATTTAGTATTTGATTTATCAAGCGGTTCTCTAGCAAATTATAATCTCAAAATTTTCTATGATAGTGAATTTAAAGATGAGTTTATTTCTATTGGTTCCACAGATACATTTAATGTAAAGGCATCTGGAACTTCGGGGAGTGCAGGTGCTGCTTTAACAGTTTTTTATGATGAAAATGTCCCAACAAAACTTTATTATAACTTAGAGAAAGATGGTATTGTTGGAGAAATTGATAATGACGTAATAAACAATAACGAAATATTATTTGTTGATAGTGTTTACAGCGATACTTATACAGTTTCTGGAATTGGAACAATTACATTTAATATTGTATTGGATAAAGATCCTGAAAAAGTTTCTTATGCAAGAACTGAATGTAGTATATTGAAATATACAACTAATTCATCTTCTGCTTCTGGTGGAGTTTCTAATATTAGAACCATATCATCCGGTTTAAATTATAAGCAAGTTCCAGTCTTTAATGAAATTGAATCTTCTTCAGGAACAAAAGCATATATTGTTGCTAAGTCAAATACCATAGGAAAAATAAATCAAGTAAAAATTATTAATCAAGGATTTGAATATTCTTCGGATAAAACTTTAAGACCCGAAGCATCTGTAGATAAATTAATAACTTTGAGAGATTCCAATACCATTGAAACTATTAGTGTAACTAATGGCGGTAAAAATTATTCATCATCTCCAAATTTAGTAATTGTTAATGAAAATACTGGAGAAAAAATTAATTCCGGATTACTAAAAGCAAATATTTCTGGAAATACTGTAAGTTCTGTTTCTGTTGATGTTTTGCCAAAGGGTTTAGGGGAAAATAGTGTTATTAGAGCAATTAACAATACGAATGGTATTGGTATAAACACATTTTTTGCATCATCTTCTGGTATTATTACTTGCACTTTAACAACACCTGCTACTGGTTTTGGTGCAGAACCATTTTCTGTTGGTGATAGAATATTCGTTGAAGGTCTTGAAAAAACTAGTTCTGATGGTGATGGTTTTAATTCTACTGATTATGGATATAGATTCTTTACAGTTTCTTCATATTCTAATAGTGGAGTGGGTGTTAATGCGGAACTTGAGTTTGATATTTCTGGTTTAACTACAAATCCTGGTATTGGACAAACTATACAAAATGTATATGCTTCCATAGTAAACTTTGATAACTATCCACAGTTTACGATTAACTTAAAGTATGCAGAGTTTATTGTTGGTGAGACATTGGAAGTTGAAACTAATATTGGATTTATTAAACAAGATTTGAGAGTATCTGAATTTGATGAATCTTACATTAAGGTTAGTGGTAATTATAAAATTCAAGAAAATCAAGTTATAAAAGGAACAGAGTCTGGAACTACAGCGACAGTAGAAAACATTGATGTAACAACAGGTAGATTTGATGTAAGTTATTCTACCAGACAAGATATTGGTTGGTCTGATGATGTAGGAAAACTCAATCAAGATACTCAAGTAATTTCTGATAATGATTATTATCAAAATTTATCCTATAGTGTAAAGAGTAAGCAAGAATGGAATGATATTGTAAGTCCAGTAAATAAACTCTTACATACTAGTGGATTAAAGAATTTTTCAAATACAGAAGTTATTAATAATACTGAGAGTGGATTGACAACCTCCAAAGATTTTTCAATATCTCTTCGTGAAATTGTAAGTGAAAATAGAGTAGATACTATTAATAACTTTGATTTTGTTACCGATGTACATACTGTTCAAAATAGTTCAAGATTTTTGAAGTTTGAAAAAAAACAGTTATCAGATTATATTCTTTGTAAGACAAACAGAGTTTTGCAAATAGATGATATTAGTGATTTGTTCTCAAATAGCGAAACATCTTTAGAAATATTTTCTAGAGTTGATTTGTTGGAAGATAATCAAAAGTACAATAGATATTTGATTCAAGTTGTTAATGATGATTATTCAGAAGTTCAATATGATGAAATTATAATTTTAACGGATGTAAACAACAACACATTTACTTTTGAAAAAGGTTCAATATCAAATATTGGATTAAGTACTTCAAATCATGAAAAAATTGGAGAATTTTCTATTCTAGAAACAACGGACAATCAATTATATTTGACATTTGAACCAAACGATCCCTATTCAAAGGACTATAATATTAAATATTTGAATAATTATTTTTCAAATTACAATCTTGGAATAGGTACTGCTTCTTTTGGTTTCATTGATCTAATAGCATCATCAAAGACTGTTGGAACTGGAACCACTGAAACTATTATAGGAATATCAACTTCAGACATAGTAGCAGTTCATTCTCAAATTAATGTAATTAATAACACAACTAATGAAATGAATTATGTTGAGTTATTTGTTGATCATGATGGCGAAAATACTAATATTGCAGAACTTATTTTTGATACTGATGAAGATAATAGTAACTCCAATTTCATAGGTTCTTTTGGAGCATCTATAAGTGGTGGTATTTTAAAAATAGAATATTCGAATACAACCAATGACTCTATAATTGTTAAATCTAGAAATGTTGGATTTGGAACTACGGAATCTGGAATTGGCACTTATAGATTTAAGAGTGATGGACAACCAGATGGGTCTGAAAAAACTATAATTTATGATGCACAGTTTTCTAATATTTCTTCGGCATCTACCGTTAAATCTTTCGATATCAATACATTTACATCTCTCAAATCGACAGTGAGAGTCGGTGTTGGAACTACAAGTGCTTTGCACCAGGTAATGTTAATTTCGGATAGGACTAATGTATTAACAACACAGCATCCATTCTTGTCTATCGGAAGTACTAGTGGAATAGGAACATTTGGCGGAGATATAGATGGTTCAACAGTTTCGCTAAAGTTTTATCCCGATTCCAATATTTCCGGAAATATTGAAATATTGTCCTTTAATGAACTTTTTTACTCGGAAAATGATATTGTAAATGTTCCAAATGCATTACAATACAATAACAACTTTGAAGTTGTCGGAGTGAATCAATATATTTCAAATCCAGATACGACTTCTTTTGAACTTAACTATCAGAATACGCCAATCTTTACAAAGTCATTTAATCCTTCCGATTCTTCTCAAGTAAATCTGTCCACGGGTAAGTTTAGCATACCTAATCATTTCTTCCAAACAAATGAGGAATTAATTTACAGACCAAAATCAACATTTGTTGGAATTGGTTCAACTGCAATGCAGTATAAGTCTTCTACGGGCATTGGTTCATTGCCATCTACGATATTTGCTATTAAAGATACCAATGATACTTTCTTCATTTCAACTGAAAGAGCAGGAACAGCAGTTACATTTGTCTCTGTTGGTGAAGGAAATGCTCATGAATTTGAAATGGTTAAGAAGAATGAAAAAACAATTATTTCAGTTGATGATGTTATTCAACATCCAATAGCATATTCTCTATTATCATATACAATTAGTAATGATGGAAATAATATTGGAAATACTACTAGTATTATTCCTTTAAGCGGCATCTCTTCAATATCTCCTCAAGACATTTTAAAAATTGGTGAAGAATATTTAAAAGTCAATAATGTTGGTTTTGGTACATCGATTTCGGGTCCTGTATCATTTGCTGGAACTTTCCCACTTGTTGAGGTAGAGAGGGGTTTTGTTGGAACTTCTGCTTCAACATATTCCGACTCAAGTAGTGTAGAACTTTATAGAGGTTCATTTAATATTGTAGAGAATAAAATTCATTTCACAAGTCCTCCCACGGGAACTTTGGAATCAAGATCTTTTGAAGACTTAGATAATTTGGATAATCCCCGTTCTTCTTTTGATGGAAGAGTTTTCTTAAGACAAGACTACAGCACAAATAAAGTTTATGATAACATTTCGGAAAACTTTACTGGAATAGGTCAGACATACGAATTAACAGTTGGTGGTTCCAGTACAACTGGTTTGGGGACAATAGGTGGAAGTGGAATAGTATTAATAAATGGAATATTCCAGTCTCCATCAACACAAAATAATCCATCTAATAATTTTGAAATACAAGAAGATACTACTTTGGGTATTAGTTCTATAGTATTTTCTGGTATAACCTCAACAGATGGAACTAAGATAATTTCAGAGTCTGATGTCAATCAAAATCAACTTCCTAGAGGCGGTCTAATTGTTTCACTCGGATCAACACCTGGTCTTGGTTATGCACCTCTTGTAGGAGCTTCTGTTACTGCCATAGTATCTGGAGGTGTTATCGATTCTATTGTGCCTACTGCTGTTTCTGGCGTAACTACTATTGGAAATTGGGGGTCAGGTTATATAAGTCCTGTTCCTATTGTTATTACGGATTCTAGTGGTGGTAGTGGAGCAAATATTGAAGTTATTGTTGGAGCGGGTGGAACACTATCATTTAATGTTATATCTGGGGGAACTGGATATGATGCTTCAACAACATCTGTCGAATTGCCATCACCATCGTATGAAAACATGCCTATCATAGGCGTCTCACGTTTGGGTATTGGGACAACCACCGATACTGGAACAGGTTTATTGTTAAACATTGAGGTGGGAGCAAGTCAAACTACTGGTATTGGTTCAACATTATTCCAAGTAAGTAACTTTAATATTTCTAGAAATGGATATGGATTCAAACCTGGAGATAAATTTACTGCCGTTGGTTTGGTTACCGATTATGGGTTGTCGGAACCTTTGAAACAGTTTGAACTAACTGTTTTGGATACATTCAATGATCAATTTTCTTCATGGGAATTTGGTCAACTGGATTATATTGATTCTGTAAAACAATATCAAGATGGAATAGAAACAAGGTTCTCCTTATTCTATAATGAACAATTATTAAGTTTTGAGAAACAAGCATCAGATTCTGAATCTGCATTAATCGATATGGATTCATTATTGTTGATATTTGTCAATGGTATTTTGCAGCAACCAAAAGTTGCATATCAATTTTCGGGGGGAACATCATTTGTATTTACAGATGCTCCAAAACCAGAAGATGATGTTCAAATTTATTTTTATAGAGGAAGTTCTTCTGATAGCTTTACTAAAGACGTTAATGAAACTATTAAAGTAGGTGATGATGTTCAGGTATTCAGAAATAATAAAATAATAAACACCAAAACTCAAGACATTCGTTTAGTTACAGACGTTAATTTCTCCGATAAAATACAAACAAATCTATATCTTGATGATGGAATTGATACTACAAATGAAAAACCTCTTTATTGGACAAAACAGAAAGTTGATAAAATTATAGATGGTCGTGCAGTATATAAAACAAGAAATTCTATTGAGCCACAAGTTTACCCCACAGCAAAGATTATTAAAAACATTGAAACATCAGATACTGAAATATTTGTAGATAATTCACAATTCTTTAATTATGATACTCCAACAAACTTTGATGGGTTAATCGTTTCTGGAGTAACTGATCCTGTATCAGCTGCGGTAACAGCAGTTGTTTCTGATACTGGAACTATTCAGTCACTTTCTATTGAAAGTGTTGGTAGTGGATATACGAGTTCTTTAGTTACTGCTAAAATATCTGCACCATCGAAAGTGGGAGTTGGTATTGGAACAACTGCTACCGCTACTATTACGGTTTCAAATGGATCGTTAACGACTCCGATAACTATCACAAATCCTGGACTGGGATACACCACCTCCAATCCACCACAAGTTATAATTGAATTGCCACCCATTGATAGTGAAATAGTAACAGATATTTCTACTATTATTGGTACAGATGGAATTATTACTGGTATTGGAACAACAGATGGAATTGGAACAGATTTGGCATTATATTTCAATATTGCTACTGGAGATTTGCAAACTGGATATCACATTTATATTTCTGATACCATAATTGGAAATGGAGTTACATCTATTATTAGTTCAGATTCTGACATAGTAGGAGTTGGTACTACATGTGTTGATAATGTTTATCGTGTAAGTTCAGTTGATGCGGGTGAAGGACTTATTAAGTGCAATATACATTCGCAAACTGACACTGTTGGAATAGGGAGCACTAGCGGATCAAATGTTGGTAAGTTTTCTTGGGGGAGATTGTCTGGATTTACTAGAGCAGTATCGCCAATTTCGATAGGTGTGTCTGGTTATCAAGTCAATGCTGGTTTAACAACCTTCCCAACAATTCAAAGAAGAGGAACTGGTTTGAGAAACATAGGTCCTATTTCATAATATAAATAGAGAAAAAACAATATTCATATGCCTGCTCTTGTAACGGATAAATTTAGAATATTAAACACCAATAGTTTTGTAGACTCTGTAAATGATTCTTCAAATTCGTATTATGTGTTTGTTGGATTATCAAATCCCGCTGCCAATGGATATGGAAGAGATAGTAATTGGGAAACAGCAACACCTAATCCAATTGATAGTGTTGATAGATTAAATCATTTTAAATCTACAATGCTTTTTGGAAAAAAGATTACGAGTGCAAATATAAGAAGAGTTATCAGAAGAATTGATTGGACATCTGGGACTACATATGAAATGTATAGACCAGATTATAGCGTTATAAACCCTTCTCCAAAAACTAATTCGTTGAGATTGTATGATGCGGATTATTATGTAATGAATTCTGATTTCAAAGTTTATATTTGTATAGATAATGGTTCATCGGGAATAAGTACAAATGGAGTATCGTCTCAAGTAGAACCAACTTTCACCGATTTGGAACCAAGCAAATTAAGTGATGGATATACTTGGAAATATTTGTATTCAGTTTCTCCAAGTGATATTGTAAAGTTTGATACTACAGAATATATCACAGTACCTAATGATTGGCAAACATCAACAGATTCTCAAATTGTTGCTGTAAGAGACAATGGAAATTCTGATATAAATGAGAATCAAATTAAAAAGATTTATATTGAAAACCAGGGAAGTGGATATGGATTGAGTGATGGAGACACTGCAAAAATAGTTGGAGATGGATCTGGAGGCGAAGTTTCTTTGGTAATAGGTCCTAACGGAGAAATTACTGGTGCTACTGTAACTTCTGGAGGAAAAGGTTATACTTTTGCAATGATTGATTTGGGGACAACCCCAAATAATTTACCAACTTCTAATGCAGAATTAATACCCATTATTCCTCCGTCAAAGGGGCATGGTTTTAATATCTATGAGGAACTTGGAGCAGATAAAGTTTTAATTTATGCAAGATTTGATGACTCAACAAAAGATTTTCCAATAGATACTAAATTTGCTCAGATTGGAATTGTTAAGAACCCAACAGTTTTTGATTCTACGGGCATTAATACCACAGTTTATTCTACAAATGAGTTTTCATCGCTTTATGCAATAAAGGTTGATGTTTCGAGTGGATCTTTATCTCCAGGTGATAAAATACAACAAACAAATTCTAATGACGGTACTGCTTTTGGATATGTTGCTTCATATGATGTTTTGGATGAAGACGGTACTACTGCAATAATTAAATATTATCAAGACAGATCATTATTTTACAATCCATCTACCTATGGTCATGTAGATTTCAATAATATTGGAAATTATTATGATAGTTCTGGCACCACATTGAAATTTGAAAGCACTTCTGAAGGAATTACAAAAACTGGAGGTGGTTTTAGTGGAACTGTTGATACTACTTTTAATGGAATAACGACGACAATTTCAAATAAAGTTATTAATTTGGGAGTTACTTTTAATAGTGGTCTTGCTAATCCAGAGATAAATAGTAAGTCTGGAGATGTAATTTATATTGATAATAGAAAAACTGTAACAAGAAACAATAGGCAAAAAGAAGACGTTAAAATTATCCTGGAATTTTAAAAAATGGCTCAAAAAACAAACCTTAACGTAAGTCCATACTATGACGACTTTTTAGAATCTGGTATTGGTGCTAAGGATAAAAATTATTATAAGGTATTATTCAACCCTGGCAAACCAATACAAGCTCGTGAGTTAAATACCTTACAATCAATATTACAAGATCAAGTAGAGACTTTTGGAAGTCATATATTTAAAGAAGGTTCATTAGTTATTCCGGGAAGTACGACTTTTGATAATAATTTTTATGCGGTTAAATTAAATAAGTTACAATTTGGCGTAAGTGTATCAGTTTATCTCTCAAATCTTGTTGGAAAAACAATAACCGGACAAAACTCTGGAGTTAGTGCTAGTGTTCAATTTATACAACTTCCAAATTCTGAAGTAGAGTATCCCACACTATATGTAAAATATTTGAATTCGGATTCAAATTATCAGTTTAATCCATTCCAGGATAATGAAACTCTTTCGGCTTCGGAAAATATAAAGTATTCTACTACAACTATTAATGCAGACACTCCATTTGCAACAACAATATCTTCAAATGCTACTGATACTGGATCAGCAGCTTCTATTGATGAGGGAGTTTATTTCATTAGAGGAACTTTTGTTAGAGTACCAAAGCAGACAATAGTTTTAGATTATTATAGTAACAATCCATCTTATAGAGTGGGTCTTAAAATTAGTGAAGAAATTATAAGTGCCAAAGATGATTCTTCACTTTATGATAATGCAAAGGGATTTACTAACTTTGCTGCTCCTGGTGCAGATAGATTTAAAATATCATTAACTTTAACTAAAAAGTTATTAACAGATCTCAATGATACTGATTTTATAGAAATCCTTAGACTTAAAGATGGTGGCATTAAGAAATTTAATAATACTACAAATTATAATATTATTAAAGACTATTTGGCACAAAGAACTTATGACGAATCTGGAGATTACACAGTAACTCCTTTTGAATTTACATTGAAAAATTCCTTGAATGATAGACTTGGTAATGATGGTTTATTTTTTGATACTGAGAAAACAGATCAAGGAAATGTTCCTTCCGATGATCTAATGTCGATTAAGTTTTCTCCAGGAAAGGCATACGTAAGGGGATATGATATTGAAAAGGTGGGTGTGGAAATAATCGATGTCGAAAAACCAAGAACAACACAAACAGTTTCAACATCAAATGTTCCATTTGAAATGGGCAATCTTTTAAGAGTAAACAATGTAACTGGATCACCAAAACAGAACGCAGTCGTTTACTTACAAGATGAGAGAAAAAATAGTACTGAAACTGCTGCTGGAAATGTAATTGGTGTTGCTCAAGTATATACATTTAACTTAACAGATTCTGCTTATCAAAATGAATCTACAAATTGGGATTTATATTTGTATGATATTCAAACTTATACAGTTTTAACTTTAAATCAAACTATTAGTAGTGTAGAACTTCCACAAAGTGCATATGTTAAGGGAAATAGTAGTGGAGCAAGTGGATATGCAGTTTCTGCTGGATCTGATACAGATTCAATAACTATTAAACAAACTTCGGGAGAATTTTCTGTTGGTGAAAAAATTACAATTAATGGTTCAGAATCAGTTTCAAGAACTATTAAAACTATACGAGTCAATCAAACTTCTGATATTAAATCAGTACATCAAGCAACTTCAATTTCTGGTTTTCAAACAGCATTCTTAGCAGATACTCAACTTGATAGAATATCAAGACCCGGAATTATTAAAATTACTAATACTGGAACTGCAACTATTGGTTCTCCAGCAACTTTTAGTGGAATTAAAACTGGTGATATTATCAGATATCAAGTAGATGATAGTACCGAAACATATAACGTAGTATCTTCTATTGATTCATCACTGCTTTCAATGGACTTGAGCGCTGTTAGTAATGTAACTAATGTTTGCACAGGAACTTTTCCGGGAAATGGTTTTTCTGGATCCTACTCTATAGGAGCACCAAAAATTAGAAATGAGGAGGAGGGATACTTATATGCACGAATTGATGATTCAAATATTTCTTCTATAAATTTAAGTTCTTCTGTAATTTCATTTACGGCAGACTCCAATACAACTTTCACTCCTTCTTCCGGAACACTAACAGTAAATAGAGATAATTTTACATTAGGTGTAAATTCAACAACTGCCCAGTTTGAACAATTTGATGAAGAACGATATTCTATTTCTTATAGTGATGGTACTGTAGATGATCTAACTCCCGATAAATTTAGTTTAAGCAGTAATCAAGTAACATTTAGTGGGTTGGATAATAAGGAGATATCAAATATTAAGGCAACCTTTGTTAAAAATGGTATTCAAAGTAAAGCAAAACAGTATAATAGAAGTCAAATAGTTAATGTAACTCTTTCAAGAGATTCTCAATCTGGTTCTAATGCCAATAACTCCATTAATGATGGTTTGACTTATAACAATCAGGCATATGGATTGAGGGTTCAAGATGAAGAAATAAGTTTAAATTATGCTGATGTTGTTAAAGTAATCGCAATTTATGAGTCTCTAGACACTAGTTTGCCAGTTTTAGATAAGATAACATTTAGTTCTTTAGCAGATGTAACTACAAATGCAATTATTGGAGAAAATATTATTGATAAAGATAATAATTCTATTGCCAGAGTAGTTGCAAAACCATCTTCAGATACTCTTGAAATAGTTTACTTAAATGCAAATAAATTTGCAGTAGGAGATGAAGTTATTTTTGAAGAGTCCAATATTGAGACCACTATTTCATCTATAACTAATGGTCAATATAGAAACATTACAAATAAATATGTTTTAAATAAAGGTCAAAAAGAGCAATATTATGATTACTCTAGAATAGTAAGAAGAAGTGGGCAGAGTGCCCCATCAAGAAAAGTTACAATAGTATTTGATTACTATTCCGTTCCATCTGGTGATACTGGCGATTTATTTACTGTTAATAGTTATTCTGAAGAGAGGTTTTTATCTGATATTCCGAATATAGGTCAAGATGGTATAAGAGCATCTGATACCTTAGACTTTAGACCAAGAGTTTCTCCTTTTAGTGGAACAACTTCCTCACCTTTCTATGGTACTCCTAATAGATTTGTAAACGCACTAAATTTTGTTGTTTCTCCAAATGAAAGTGCTTTAATAGGTTATGATTTTTATTTGCCAAGAATTGATAAACTCTACTTGGATAAATCTGGTAAATTTACTGTATTAAAAGGAATTCCATCAGTAAATCCAAAAGAACCAACTAACTCCGACGATGTAATGGAACTTGGCACAATTAGATTGCCAGCATATCTTTATAATCCAGAAGATGCTGAGATAACAGTAGTTGATAATAGAAGGTATACGATGCGTGACATCGGCAAAATTGAGGACAGAGTTGAAAACCTCGAAAGAGTTACATCTTTATCATTATTGGAGTTAAATACAAAAACATTACAAATTAGAGACGCTCAGGGTTTAGATAGATTCAAGAGTGGTTTCTTTGTAGATGATTTTAAAAACTTCGACTTAATTAATTCTGGTGTTTCGGATATAGAAATTGATACTCAAAATAATGAATTAATTACACCTTTGGCTAAAGATAGTGTTGAGTTGAAATTAGTTACTAAAAATAATATTTCTGATAATGATTTTGATGGTTCCGATAACTATGAGTTATTTGATAACAATGTTCAGAAGACTGGGGAAGCAATAACTCTTAAATATGAAGAAGTTGACTGGATTAGTCAATCTTTTGCGACTCAAGTTGAAAATGTAAATCCATTTCATATTATCGAATACATCGGAACAGTCAAATTAACTCCAGAAAGGGATAGGTGGGTTAGAACAATTAGGTTAGCTTCGGTATTTACTAGCAGAACTAATGTATTTTTTGGTGGTGCCTGGGGGTTTAGTTCATCATCATCCAGTGTTGATAGAGTAGTTGCTAGTGGTAGAGAAATACATATGAGATCCAGAAATACTGGATTTGATGTTGTTAATTTAAAACCACTAACAAGATACTATCAATTCTTGGATGGAAATAGTGGTGTGGACTTCATACCCAAGTTAATAGAAATTGCAACAGATTCCACTTTAGAAAACTACGGAGCATCTGATGCTTTTACTGTGGGTGAGACGGTTACTGGTTCTTTTGATGGTCAAAATTTAATTACTTTTAGAGTAGCAAATTCCAATCATAAGGAGGGTCCTTTCAATAATCCATCAATAACATATACTACAAATCCTTATGTTAGTACGGAAAATATTCCGTCATCATATAGTGCATCATCAAAAACTTTAAATGTTGATATTGGTGCTATTTCTAGACGAGCTCAAGGTAGATACAATGGATATCTTATTAAGGGAATGCGTTTAGTTGGTCAGACAAGTGGGGCAATAGCTTATGTTAAAGATCTGCGCTTAATTAGCGATATAAATGGTTTCTTATCTGGTTCTTTCTTCTTAAGAAATCCACTTTCTTCCCCACCACCATCAGTTAGAATTGAAACCGGTTCAAAAGTTTATAGATTAACATCTAGTCCAACAAATGCAACTCCATTGCCAGGAAGTAAGTTAATTTCTTCTGGGGAATCTATTTACGATTCTAGAGGAACTTGGCAACAGAGACAAGTATTTACAACAAGAACTAATAACGTATTTATTAGAGCGAATTATGGTGACCCCTTATCTCAGACATTTAGAGTCGGAGGAACTGTTGATGATGTTCAAGCACCTGATATTAATATTAGGATTGATGATGCAAATGGTGCTTATTTGACAGCGGTAGACATATTCTTTGCAAATAAAGATCCAGGTAACGCTCCAATTACTCTTGAAATAAGAACTGTTGAACTCGGAACACCAACAGATGTTATAATAGGCAAGTCGAAAACTATCAATCCAGACAACATAGTTACTTCTACTAACGCTTCTGCTGCAACCAAGTTTACATTTGATTATCCAATTTATCTTGCTCCTGGTTTAGAATATGCCATAGTGCTTTTAGCACCTCAATCAGATCAATATGAAGTATGGATTGCTGAGTTTGGTGAAAAAACAATTGAGACAAGAGACTTGCCCGACTCTCAGGCAATTAAATATGGGAGACAATTTGCGATTGGAAGTCTATTTAAGTCTCAAAATGGAACAACATGGACGGCAAATCAATATCAAGACATGAAGTTTAAACTTTACAAAGCAAACTTCACTTCTTTATCAGGGAGTGCATTCTTCCACAATCCTTCTTTGGATACAAGTAATGATTATATTCAAACACTCGATTCGGATCCATTAACAATTGTTCCGAGAGAAGTTAAACTTGGTATCACCACTTTAACTGATAGTTCAATAATTGGTATCCTGACAGCAGGAAGAAAAATTTCTACTCAGTTAAATCCATATACTCATGCAACTATTGTTGGAACTGGTGCATCTGTAGTTACTGTCGGAATTACAACAGGTGGTTCGAACTATGTAACAGATACTGATAATGAGGTCACTACATTTGCTATAACAGGGAAAGGAAGTGGTCTTACTTTAGATGTTGGAGCTTCAGGCGGATTTATTAATAGTGCAGTACCGGTTAATTATGGTAGTGGATATCAAGTTGGAGATGTCGTTGGTATTGTAACTGCCGATATGTCTTCTGCAACTGGTAGAGATGCAAGAATAACAATTAGTGGAATTGGAACAGGAGCAAATACTTTATTTGTATCCAATGTTCAGGGAGATTCTTTTGCAGGTGCAGCAGCAACATTAACTTATTACGATGACAGTGGAGTTATTCAGGTTGCAACAGGAACCACAGTAAATACTTCAACTCCAACAGGTGGTGTTTATTCTGGAAACTTCTTTAAAGTCGATCATTATAATCATGGAATGTATTCCAGTTTGAATAAGGTAAAAATATCAAATGCAATAAGTGATGTAAAACCAACTACATTAGCAAACAAACTATTGACAACAGAAACTTCTATTCTTCTTTCTTCTGCTACTGATTTTGGCACATTTGAAGGATTGGCAGTTGATGCCAATAATCCAGGATATCTTAAAATAGGCGATGAAATTATTAAATATACATCAGTTGTTGATAATACAATTACTGGTCTAACAAGAGGAATAGATTCTACAATACAGTTGGATTATGAAAACAATACACCAGTGTACAAATATGAACTTGGTGGAGTATCTTTGAGAAGAATTAATAAGGAGCACAATATCAATTCCATTCAAAATAACATTGATAGTTACTACATTTCTTTTGATAGAACTAATTTTGATTCGAATGTTATTGCCAGAAATTCTGACCAGGATTCTGCACCACAAGCATCTGGATCACCTTTAATTTCTTTTAATCAAGAATTAGTTTGTGGTGGAAATAATGTTACTGCCACAGAAAATATACAATTCAATGTAGTAAACCCACATGTCGATTTACTCAGTCCCAACTCTTCAACTTCTGCATCTGCTCAGATAAGAACTATTAGTGGAACAAGTGTTGATGGAAATGAAACTTCATTCATCGATCAAGGATATGAGTCCGTAGAACTTGGTACCGAAAATAGGTTATCCTCAACAAGAATTGTTTGTTCTAATGTGAATGAGGATGAATATTTGGATGGATTATTAAGAAACAAATCATTTACATTAAAAGTTGATTTGGAAACTACTGACCCAAATATATCTCCTATTATTTTCTGGGATAACTCTTCGGTAGAATTTATAAGTAACCGTTTGAATAGTCCAATTTCAAATTATTCAACGGATAATAGAGTCAATTCTTCCATAAATGATCCACATTCTGCCATTTATGTTTCAAATACAGTAAGACTTGCAAATCCGGCATCATCACTTAAAGTTATTTTAAGTGCTTATCGTCATTCTTCTTCTAGTCTAAGAGTTCTTTATAGTTTAATAAGACCAGATTCTAGTGAAATAGAACAATCTTTTGAATTATTCCCCGGTTTTGATAATTTAACAATTGATAATAATACTGATGGTTTCTTAGATGTTGTCGATCCGTCAAAGAATAGTGGATTGCAAGATGTTCGTGTTCCATCCAGTTTGGAAGACGAATTTAGAGAATATGAGTATAGTGTAAATAATCTTGATAGTTTTGTCGGATATACGATAAAAATTGTAATGTCTGGTACTGATCAAGCATATTCGCCTAGAATAAAAGACTTAAGAACAATAGCACTAGCATGATTCCAGTAAAAGGGTATCCAAATTTATACCGAGATGAAAAGAGTGGCGCTATAATAAATTATGATAGCCAGTCTTACAATCAATATGTAATATCATCAACTAATCGGGAATCTCAGAAAAGAGAACTTGAGCAGATGAAATCTGATATTGATGAAATAAAAACACTTCTAAAGGAGATTATCAATGGATCCAAATGATATTAAGTTGGAGACAATATCTAAAATGTTTGAATATGAAAAACTTGCAAGAGAAGTTGATGAATGTAGAAATATTGATGAATTAAAAAATATTACAAAGTCTTACATAAGACTATATTTTAAGCAACAAGAAGTTTTAAAAAGTTTACCAGCTATTTAAAATATAAATATCTAAAGACATATTCTTTTTTTAATAATGGCAGTATAT